AAAGAAAATGATTAAAATTAAATGTTTGTATGTAAACCATATCGATGAAACATTTGCAGAATTAACTCACGGGCAAGCATTAGATTATATTTTTGGTGCTGAGTCTATAGATATGTTTGGTGATTTTTCTGGTGTAGTTATAGACTTACCCGCTTATCAAATTGAACTTTTCAAAAATACTGGTCTTGCAGGTTTTGAAGAATATAATCAACGTGTTGATGAACTTTCAAAGGTTTATAAAAATATTACGGATGAAATTAGTGAGGTAGGGTAGATGGAAACAGTTACTTTTAAGTTATTTTATAGATGGGTTAAATACGCTCCAAATAAGAAATATTTCCATCGGTATTATGAACATAAAGGGCTAGCCGAAAACGTTCAAACCCTAACCTTTAGTAAATCGTCGGCTAGAGATTATAAAACTATCTTAGCACGTCTTAAACTTGAGCTAGGCCTTAATCTAAACCCATCCGACATTTTAGTATTTAAAAATGGGAGATACACATATTTAAGAAATGAGGGATTACAATGATAGCAAAATTTCAGATTATTCTTGAGGGGGTAACACCTCTTAGAATACAATGTATAAAAACGCTTCCAGATGAAAGGCTGGAAGCAGAAAGAAACCACTATCTTATAAAAGGTTTTTCAGAATATTCCGAAAATTTATTTGAGAGCAAAAATAAAAAGGAGTTGATTATTTTTGAAAATATCAAAAACCTTAAATTTTCAAAATATAAACATTATTGCCTAAAATCAGCTTATGAGCGATACATCCAAGGAAGGGATGGATACTAAATGAAAAAATCATATAAAAAATTAAATAAACATGGTCGCTTCTTGTTCTGGTGGTTTACATCATCAACATTTCTCTTTATCTTGATTATAACGGGTTTTCTATTGTTATTTTCATCATTAAAGAATTATCAGAAAAAGATTGAAAGCCAGCAATCAACTATCAGCAAGTTAAAGCGTGAAAATGATAGCCAAACAGCATCCATTTTGCGCCTAGTAACGCAATTAGAGAAAAACGGAGGATAACATCATGAACGAACAAACACGCTTAGAAGACCAAGAAAAGCGCTTACAATATGAAACGGAACTGAAACTATTATCAGATAGCTTACTTTCGCTATCTGCTAAATCTGTAAGGGGTTTGATAACGATTGATGAAATTATCTTATATTCATTTGAACGTTATCTAGTAGCGCTTTCACAATTTGTAAAAGCTTATTCAGACGGCTTAGAAAAAGCCAGGTTGGTTCAAAAGCTTATCAATTTACACCAATCATTTTCTTTAGCTGGGTATGAAAAGCATATCAGCAACCAAAAGCAATTAGAAAACCACTACTTACAGAAATACAACGAAGTTAATTCAGTTCTATCCGCTCTTTGTTCCATTGCTCTGGACAACCCCGACGAAGACGCTTACAAAATTATTTCAGAATATAAAAACAGCTAGTAGGAAGTCCTACTAGCTTTTCTTTTATACTACTATACTACTGTTATCAACCCATCTGGTTGGATGGTGAAGCTAGGTTTATCAACCATTGCCCCGTTTTCTTTCATAAAGTACCAACCATCTTTATATTTAATGAACTGATTTGAAACCATCTCACCGTTTTCATTAGTGAGATAATACCACTCGTTTTTATACTTGACCCATCCAGTAACCATCTTACCATCATTGTCAAGATAATACCATTTATTATCCACAAGCACCCAACCAGTACACATTTTACCACGATTGTCAAAATAATACCAGTTATCTTGATATTTGAACCACTGAGAGGTTAGGATATACCCCTTAAGGTCAAAATAGTACCACTCATTAGCGATTTTTTCCCATTTATTAAATGGAAAACCACCGTTTGCACGTAAGAACCACCATCCCTTGCTATCCTTCTTCCATCGTCCAGCTGGCTTTTGTTTCTCTTCTTCATCATCTAACAAGATTATATTTTTATCGTATGGATTGCTAGAATACTGCCACCATCTTATCCCGTCCATGCTCGGGAAGTATTCAAAGTCAGCGTTTCCATCGTTTAGCCCATATCCAGCAACCCAAAGACTATTAGGGAACTTAGCCAAAATTTGCTGGTAGTCAATATTATTGAGCGTGAAAGGTTTGTAACTATAATATATAGGGTTATACCCAGCATCAGCAAGAATTTCCATGAACTTAATACAAGCATCAGTATTCGCTTGTATGTTGTCGCTTGCATGGTCTTCATAGTCTAGGACAAGATAAGGAACTGTAACGGGTACATTTTCAAGGAAATATCTTGCTTCCCGTTCGGCTTCCTCGCTATCACCACCGAACCAAGCGAAATGATAGAAACCGACGGGAGTTGATTGCTCCACTTGAGCAGACAAGCAAGGGTTTAGATAGCTTGTACTTTCAGAAATTTTAATGATGGTATTTTTCGTACCCATTTCTTCTAAAATACCTGAAATGTCGTAACCGTTATGACTGGATACATCTACGAATAAATCATTCTTTTTCATCGTTTTTTGCTCCTTTAAACGCTTCCATTAACTCTTTTCCGCTATCCAGTTGCGCTGTATATTTTTGTAGTTCTGATTGAACTCGGGCGGTCATAAACTTAGGGATATAAACACCCATAACAGCAAGGTTTTCAAGAATAGATAATACATAGTATAGATTAATGATAACTAGTAGTACTTGGCCTAAGGGCATAGCGTTTACATAGGTCAAAAACACCGCTACAAAGTAGTAAAAAATAAATGTAAGTGTATGCTTGATAACACCTTTTAAACCAGTCCAGCTATCAGAAACTTGCCATTTCCAAGCTTTGAGAAAGCCCGTCAAAAAGTCAAACAGGATAAGACCGAATAGAATTGCGACATAGTCACTTTTTGCGACATTTAACATAATATTATATAACATGATTGATTACCTCAAGAAATTTATTTTTAGTCTCTAAATCTTCATAAATAAACATATTATGGAGATAAAACCGTTTTAGATTTTTGGCTAGTTCGCTAGCCTTATTTAAGTAAGTGAAACCGTCTTCTACTTGCTCCACTTCCAAGCAAAATGCTGTTAAGTTTTTATCAAATCCTTTAGCGATATAGACCATATTGTCTATATAGTATCCCGTCAAGAAAGTTCCGTCACAATAAAAACTATAAAGGCGAGATTTTAACCCTTTTATTTTAGCTATATTTTTATCGTTCTTAATCTGAAACTCGTTATTGGCTACGCTGTCATGGATGCTTGACTTACTTAGTAACTTATAAAACCCGCTTTCTTTTTCCTCATCACTTTCAAACGCTGAATGAGGAGGAAACTCTATTAAACTAGCATACTGTTTCAAATTGTGGAAACGCTTGCCTTTATCATCGTAGAATTTAAAGAAAGCGAAATATGGGTTATTAAAGTTGCTAGCATTAGATAATAGATAAGCATGGCATCCGTCACGCCTACGAAATACCGAAAAGATAAAGTTTAGAAGCGCTTCCACTTCGTTATCAAGATATCTCTTTTTACTAGTAACGTCAATTAAAACTTCATCATATAAGATAGACATGACTTCATCATATTCTGACCCTTTCAAGTCTACCCAAGTTGATAGGCTTTTGAGATAGCAAACGATTTTTCCGTTCAAAATAATCTTCGTAGACGATAGAACCAAAGTATTTTCTTCCTGCTCCATGTTGTCTGCTCTGAAAATAATTTTAGTATGGATTTTGCTGGCGTCGCTGTCAATCACTTCAAAGTTAGTGAAAACTTGTTTTAATAACTCGGTAGTAAAAAACTTGTCCTTGTCTATGCGGTCAAGTTCTGACTTGTTGCGCCTTAAATAGATGAATTGCTCCCCTTTTTCGATGAACCTTTTAAATAGATATTTTTTCATCCCAAAGGTTTTCCCAATACCGCGCCCCCCGATAACAAAGTTTAGATATTGATTATAAGATAACATTTTCTGGGGGTTATACCATTTTTCTGATTGTTCGATAGAAACCACTCCTTTCTATTCCATTATATCATACTTTTAAAAGTTCGGGTTATTTTTAAAAGTTCGGGTTATTTTTCTTAATATCAAACATAATCTTATCTTCTTTTACGGCTTCATAGTTCCAGACCCTTACACCTGACTGGAAAATAGCCATGATGGCGTTGATATGACTCTGGTTGGCTCTCAAGCTTCCAAGATTCAAATTAATCATCTTGATATAATTAAATCGTTTTCGGTGTTTCAAAATATTCATTACATTGTTAGAAAATACATTTACTAAAACACCGTAGCATTTTATATACTCGTTTGCGCGCGCCAAAATTTCCTTTTGAGCAATGGAAACTTTCCAATAAACATCAGTCATTTTATTTCCAGCTTGAAAACTCAAATCATTTCCTATTTGCTGTACGCTGATAGGCTGGTTCTGCAAGTCACTCATGCTTGCATTGTAAGCCCTGATAGATTGGTCTAACCCAATTTTAGCTTGCATATTGGCGAGGGCGTTTGATTGATTGTTTAAGGCGTTACTAGTTTCAGTAAATCCTTGTTGTGCCACCTTGTTATTATATTCACGATTTGCGTTAAATACTCCTACCCCAGTCTTTGCAAGCCCACCAACTGCGCCTCCGAAATTACCCGTAAAGAGGTTAGTTCCAGCTTCCATCAAGCCACTGACACCAGCAGACCATTGGGCAATATTGGCGCTATCAACTGCGTATTGAGCGTTATAGCTTGCGACTGCGTTCGCTTGAGCCACCTTTTTATTAGAAAGGTCAATGTTTTGTTTCAACATTTCCCGATTTTCTTTAAAAGTAAGCTGAGTATGCTCCATTTGATTTTTATGCGTTTGGACGTAAGAAGCTTCCGAGTCATTTAGAATAGCTAGGTTCTTTCCTGTCACGTCATTAAAACCATATTTGAAATGCTCTGGGTTATGTCTTGCCCACGTTTGATTTTCAATAGTGTGTATATCAAGACCCCCATAAGCTGGATTGTTGGCATTGTTATATTCAAGAAAATTAACATGCGCTTGGTTTGCATCACCTAGAGAACCACTGACAATAACCTTGTATTTTCGTTCAGGGTCAAGGCTTCGGGGTAAATATTGGGGTTGATAAACATAACCATTTCCGTATAAATCATATAACTCAATTTCTGTAAATTCGCTATTAAGTAACTGCATTTCAGCTATTAAGTCATCTTTACCCATGTACGACCTCAACCCATCTTGTATTTGATTGTAAGCGATTTCAAGGAGGTTAGGAACTTCAAAGCTAGAGACTTCATAGTTAAAGAACCCGTATACCTCAATCAGTATGGCTTCCACGTCAAAGGCTTGCCGTGAGTATGTACCATTTCCGAGGTCTTGCCCTCCCGTGTCTCCTGTGACATTTCCAACCGTACCACCAGCTACGACTTCAGGCGGATAGATAATGCTCTCAATATTATCCACCGTGTCTATACCCGTTCTTTCAGTCGTATAGTGTGACCAAGCATAGTTTTGTTCTATGACATCATAGCTTGAGCCATTGACTGCTGAGATAACGGCTGTATGCCCCCAGATATTCGTGCTAGTTGGCTTATAATTGACAATACAGCCTTCTCTTAAATCACTAAAAGAGGGGTCAAAGAGGACTTTCCAACCTACACTAGGCCAGTCATAATCTCCGCCGATATTCGATGCAGACATACCCCGTTGCGTATCGCTTCCGCTGGCTTGTCTGCCGTTTCCGTTCGGGTTTGGGGTGTTGATACCACCCCCAAGGTTACACCCTCCGAGCATTTCCGAATAGAGAGCCACCAGCCCGTAACACTCCCCTGAACCTATGGTAGTGCCTACCTTTGATTTAATAGCATTTAACGCCTTGAGGGTTTCTTTTGCTTCACTCATTTATCAACCCACCTTTCTGAGTTCGTCTTCAACTGTTGAGAGCCAACTTTCAGCCTGTGCGATGCGCTCACTCTCTTTGTAGTCTACACCCTCCCAATTATTCATAAAGTCGCTAGCGTTTGCGCTGGCGCTGGCGCTGGATGATGCTACACGTCTAAAGACTTCGCTTCTACTCTCTGTGTTCATAAAGCTAAATTGTAACCCAAAATCCCAAACGGACTTGCCTTGTTCTTTAGCATAAGCAATCAAAGATTCACATCTGGGCCCTGTCCATTGTCCAATTCCCAAACCTATCCAGTGTTTGCCATCACTTCCAAGGTAACCACTTTCATTTAGTGAAATATCGTACAAACTAGCGAAAGCGCCCCAGCTCCCAAGAAGGTTCTCTGCTGTTGGTTCACTAGCCATCTTGTCGTACTCGTAACCTGTTGCATAATCGGCTTCGTATTTTTTAGCAGTAACATTGCTTTCAGCCGAGAAATTTCCAATGATACCAGCGATACCGCTTGCTGTTGCTTCGGGTACAAGTTTCTTAATTAGTCTTGTAACCAGTCTAACCCTGTTTTCTTCCGTTGAAATATCACCATCATCTGAAACACCTCCACCATAGCCACCAGATGGGCGATAGGTGCGAGTGTTTTTGCTGCCAATTTCTACAACTTGACCGACTAAATCCGTTAAAATCTCAACATAGGTCTTTCCGTCGTCATGTTTTTGTAAACGGTATTTGATACCGATATTTCTTGAAAGATACATATTAACAATCTGGTTTACGGTGTTTCCTGAGTTTTGCTTGATACCAAATAAATGCTTGTAAAGGTTTTCAAGTTGAAAGGCTGGGTATTTATTCCCATTGAAAACAAAAGGAAGGCTTGACCAACTTTTAATATTTACAGGGATAAAAAAGTATTTAAAAGATTTCTGCATCCCTGAAAAACTCATATTTTTAGCAAGGGGTTTCTTAGTTGTGAGCGAGATTGTAGGCTTAGCGACTACTACCAGCCATTCAATTTCAATCCCGACTTCACCAGCAGAAACAGCGTACTTAGTACCAACTGAAAACCCTTGCTGACCATCCTTAATTGAGCCCAAGTCATTGGGGAGAGTTTCTTGCTCTACTTGCCCGATGATACGGTTTTCTTTTAGTTCATGCTGGTAAGTATTCCAGACATCTACCTCGTAAATAATGCGAGTTGCACCCTCGTTCAAATAAACGCAATCAAACACAAAGGCGTAGTAGGTGCGCCCGTTGTTGATGAACCTCATGTAAGTTACATTCTCATACTTTTCAACCCGTCCAGATACCACGATAGACCCGTTACGCTGGATATACTGAAATTCATTGTACTGATACACTAGTTCTATATGCTTGTTTTCCTGAGTGAAAAACGCTTCCATGGCTTCCTTGCTCTCAAAATTGATAACATTTGCATAGTCATTTTTAAAAGGGCTTTTAGCGTACAGCCATATTTTAGTTGTTTCTTTCATTTAAACTCCTTTCAAAATAGGAGGGCGAAAACCCTCCCTTAATCTTGTCCTATCTTTCCTTGTCCTAGCCATTTGCCACCCTGTCGGACTTTATGGCTGGCGCTTCCTTCTTTTCCGACAAGGGATTGAACTTGTTCGCTCTTATCTTGCCAAGTAGAGTTGCGACGTTTGAAAAACCCGCTAGTACGGCTCAAGCTTTTAAAGATACCAGCTTTACGGATTGCCCAAGGCTTGAAACTTTTCTTGTTCGTATTATATAGGAAAACACCGACATAAAAGTTATTGTTTGGATACTCGCCATTGGGATAAGTGACGCTGATATTTAAGGCAGAGGCAGAAGACCGCTCTTCGGCTGGAATAGTGACCGTGAACTCTTGAGAACTTTCCTCATTCTTAATGACTTCGTCTGTAGTATAACCGCTAAAGCTCCAGATAGAACGCCCGTTTACTTTAATATCGTAGTCTACCCGATATCCAGCATTAGAGCTAACACGTTTAGACCACCAAAATAGCGCTTTGACCCTAATTTTAGCTGTGATAGAATTGTCTGGATTGGTTACTTCTTCAAGAACTTCAACGCTTTCACCCCAAAATCGCATAGAAGCCCATACAGTCGGGTCATTGTGCCCGTACTGGATATACGTAGTATTGCCATTTGTCATATAACCGTAGTCGGTATCTGACTTAGCAAAACTCCAAGCGTTCGCATAAGCTTGCGCCCATCCAGGAACACCTGTGCCAAAATACTCTATATTAGCGTTGGTTGACGTTGCAAATTTTAGCTGTAATGGCATAACTAGATACCTCCAGCAAGGTCATTTTCACTCTGTCCGTTATTGGTGCGGATAAAGCTAGTTCCGTCTGGTGTACCGCCAAATATATTGATGTTACCAGTTGCAAGGTTACGACCTTGAATAAACCCACCAGTTAAACCACCTGACCAAGCGCCTGACTGCTCAAGGTTTGTAATGATTTTTTGTAAGGCTTGTTCGGATTTTGACCCTTGTTCTTTGAGTGTCTGGATTTCTTGTTTGAGTTTGTTGTTTTCGTTCGTGATGCGCTCGTTTAGCTCACGAACTTTCTCATTAATCTTGTTGTCAAGTTTATTTATTTCAGATACTAGCTTGTTGTCTAGCTGAGTGATGCGCTCATTCAATCCAGCCACTTCTCTATCGATGCGCTGGTTCACCTTGTTGATTTCGTTGTCAATGTAAGGCTTGATAATTTTATTATAGTAAATATCAGCCTTTTTATTAAACCAGTCATCCGCTTCTTTACTTTCCATATAGCGACGAATTAAAAGCGGTACTAGATACTCCAATAGCTCTGTGAGAGCGTTTTTGTAGTCTTCAAATTCGCTTTCAAGGGCTACAAAATCATCAAGAAGCTGTTTAAAGGCTCGTTGTAGCCATGCTAAAAGCTCATAGATAGAATTAGCATTGTCGAAGCTAGTTGGGATAGAGGGGATAAGACCCCATCGCTCTACCCAATAGCTAGAATAGCGACCACGGTAATTCCTGAAAAAATCATCGTGAAATTCTTCTGGAGTCATGTTTTACCTCCTTATTGTGGTACTCCGACTAGTGGTATTGGAATTCTAGGCTCTGTAATTTCAACGGCTTCAGCTGAGCGTCCGTTATTCGTAATGGTAATATAGGTGCTAGTTGATGCGCTGTCATGATAATATTTAAAAGTTAAATAATCATCAGATGTAATATTATTGTTTGACTTCATTCTGAAATGGTATTCAGACCCTTTTTTAAACATTTTAAGTGTCAGATTGTTAAACAAAATTTCGCCTTCAGAACTTAAAACACCTGTTACTGTATTTCCACCGGATGAAACAAGAGAAATTTCAAAGAAACCTTTATCAAATTCAGCAAAAAAGTCAGATACACCGTCAAGAGAAATGCTATAATCATTTTCTCCTGTTTCACCGTTTACATGGTGTAACAAGCAAGATGAAACACCATTTTTAGATTGACTAGCTACTTTAAGCCCAGAAATTTTTTCATCGATTTTTTCAATGATTTTAGATGTGTACAGGGTAATTCCATTTTTAGATTTTGAAATATCTATCAACCCATCAGAACCAATATTAAAATTAGTTAAGTCATAATCAAGACCAACCTTTTTAAGTTGGTTGGGGTCTACTCCTTCGGTGCTCTCTGTAACAGTAATGAAAGGGATACCAGATGAAATAGAATTGATTTTGTCCTTATCAGCATTTAAAATCAAGTCTGTATCCCCGTTTTTGTCCTGAGACAAGTCAGCAAGACTTTCCTTACCCTTTATTGTCAAGGATTGTAACCCTTGATGTCGTTGAAATTTAATCCATGAGTGGATACCACGGACAATTTTAGTAGTTTTTGCCATTTATTTTACCTCGTTTTCATTTACAATTTTAATTGATTTTTTATATAAGGTTTCAAGTGTTGCAAGATATTGCAATACTGAAAGAAGCTCAATTTGGTTTTGAGCCGTTTTGGAAATTTGGATAAAAGTATACCCATTTGATTTTTTGTACTTTTTTAAATTTGCTTTAAAAAATAAGTACATACAATCTAAAACAGTTGAAACACGAGCGCAAGACTGGTCGCTGTCGTCTCCGTGCCCTGTAACTTCGATTGTTACGTTTTTAGGTGTTTCAGATAAGTTAATCATTATCATATTGTTTCGTGTCCTCTTTCTGCTGTCATTATTGTTCGGGGCACTCCCTTATTATCATTTGTTACGTTGATTTTAAAGGAAGACCAATCAGCAAGTAAGTTCTGTCCATCAATCAAAGCCCTGTTATCTTTTAATTGCTGGATGCTCATTTGATAATTAGGCGTTACGATAACCCCATTATCCCAATGGGTCAGCTCGTTCACAAGGGGGGTGTGTGAAAAGTAATTGTTATCATCAATCACCCGTCCAAAGCCCTTCAGCTTGCTCTTGCTGATTAGCTTCTCATAGCTATAATAGCTACCTACAATTTTAAAGCGAATATGTGAAAGCGCTTTTAGTGAGATTGGGCGTTTTAAAGTCTTGCGGATAGACCAAACAGCGCCATCTTCCAGACTCTCAAAATGGTAAGAGATAGGTTTTAGCTTGAGCCACAACTTAGATAAATTGCCTAGGCGCTTACTTGTTACATGAATATAATATTCGTCTTCTGGGTCAAACTCAAACTCTTGAAAGTTGAAAAGGGTTAGTTCTTCCAGCATACTATCATATTTTAGTATTTTAGCGCTTGATAAGTCTTTCATCTTGTCTCCTTTCTAAAACACCTGTAAAAACAGTTTGTCGCAAATGTTGAAAATCTGGAACTGGATGTCTACCAATTCGGCGTTATTCTGCAAGCGCTCGGCTAGGCTTGAACCGCTCCAACCTGAGACATTGCTCTTGGTGTCTGCCTCGTTTTTCTGGTGATTTTCCATCAAGCTGTCAGCATATTCAATCGTTCCATATTTCGGTGTGAAAAGGATTTCTTTGCGCTCTTGGGGTGACGTGTTCGCAATTTGCAAGGCTTGACCGTTACCCGTCTGGTTTCCTACGGTGTCAATATTCATTGACTGGTTTAAATCCTTGATAGACTTGTTTCTGATTTCAGCTAGATATTTAAACAAATTGAAACACTCATTATTTAAGGTTTCTTCAAGAGCAATCTGGAAACGTGCGAAAGTCTCCAGCCCGATTTCACGGTTATAAAAGTGCTTGCAAAATTCTTTCTTGAACTCGTCTGAAACACCATTTACTAGATGCATATCCTTGAAAAGCTCGTTATAAGTTGCATCTATAATCGTATTATAATGCAAAAAGTCACCATTTTCATCAAGTGCTAACCCGTCAAGTAACCCCGTTACAGGGTTTCTATAACGTGATTTTAAAAAGGTTGAAATGGTTGCTGTCGTGTTAGTCTGGGTCAATGATTGTTCCCTCCTGTTCCGCTAAATCAAGAGCTACCCTGTCCAGATTGAATTGCTGGATAGTTTCCGCTGGCTTCACGCTGATATCTAGTCTGTAACATTTATTGATAAGGTCAACCGCTTTACGGCGTGACTTCCAGCCCACTTCGATATTAGCTGAGATAACCCCGTTATTCGAAATAGCCTCAGAGACTACTAGTCGCTCTTTCTTGTCGCTAGGGTTGTTGTTAATCCCGATAAAAGTAAGTAACTGGTTCATAACCCTTAACTTTTCATCATGCAATTTGTCCAAAAGAAACGGGGCATCCGTCCGAAAGACTTGGATATAATCTGAAAGCTGTTTAAAACTGTCTTGCCCGTCTTTATCTTTCTGCTTGTTCAAATAGACAACTGGCTCAAAATTTGCAATCTTGTTAAAGATATTCTTCATGGATAGCACGTTTTGGTTATCTACAAAAATAAAATATGGTGTGATTTGGGCGTTCCTGTTTAACTGAATTGTCAATTCAATATCAGCCAATTTCTCACAAAATAAGCTCAAGTATTCGATGTAAGGTTGATAAAAATTGTTATTCGGAATAACAATACAAGGTTTCTTAATTGCTCTTGTATTGTCCTTGTGCAAGTCTTCAATCACCTTAAAATCATTTTCAGTGTAGGCTATTTCCATATCCTTAAAATAGGTTACACTAGAAGCGCTGACTGGCTTGTAAGTCAATGGTTGGTCATAGTGGTTCAAGCGTTCGCCACGCGTTCCACCTTGTGCCACGTACCCCAGCATATCATCATGGAAAAAAGCCACGTGTCCATTTTCAAGTAGTTTTCTTTCTAAGAAAAGCTCATCAATATCATTTGGCAAGTTCTCCCATGTGAAATAGTTTACAATGATATTATAAAAATAATTGAAATAAAAATCAAAGAAAGCCCGTCTATTTCGCTCTACGGTTTCTTTGTTTAATTCAATTTTTCCTAAATGCTTTTGAAACTGCTTTAGGCTCATTGTTCCTCCTTTCTATAATAAGAAAGGCGGGCTTTTGCCCGCCGTTGCTAGCCGTTAGGCTTCTTCTGTATACCAGAAATGGATATTTTCAAAAAGTGACAAGCTAGTTAAATAGTGGTGATGATAGAAATAGTTATAGGTAAGATTGCGAGGGTTACGGATGGCTTCCATGTGCAACAGTTTATCCTTATTAATGATAGATTTTGCAGAAATGAGGAAGGCAACTGGTTTGCGTCCGTTGTTTGCTCCTTCTCCCGTGAATTTTTCAAAATCATCAACCACGATAGTTCGAGCCAAAACGCTTGCCTTGTCCATATTGAAAGCGTTAGCGAGAAGCATATCCAAATGAGTGGAGAACTCAGCTGAGATAACAAGGTACTGGTCTTCAATCGCTGTCATGTTCGGAACACCAACTGGATTGTTAAAGGTCGTACGGCTTGGAATTGTGAAACGTTTAGACAAGTTGATGAGTGACTGGTTAAAGTCTACGACAAAATCACTCTTTGTTTCATCGATTTTAGTTCCAGCAACAGTGATTTTCTTGCTAGCTCCCTTGAGGTCAGTATAGCTGACTTCTGCAAGAGATTTTTCAAGTACGCCCTTGATGGCTTGGTACTCGTCCAGCGTATCAGATGAAAGAAGCGATGTAAACATTTTATCGATGAACTCGTCAAAAGCCATGTCCGATACAAAGGCTTTTTGAATCCATGCACGCTCAAAGGTGCGCTCATAGAAGTTTTCATTGTTCAAAGTGTGGTAAAAAACTTCGATGTCTGTATCAGCGAATTTAAACGGGCTGACGTCTGATTTAGAATTGTACTTTTGTTTCTCGGCTGGATGTACGTAAATTTCTTGCAAGGTATCGCCAAACTCAAAAGTTTCAGATTTGAAAATGGCAAGAGGGTTTTCATAAGAGAGCGCCTTGATAACAGTTGACCCAATTCGATTTACAAGATGGCTAAAAAATTCATTTGCGTGTTTTTCAAAGTCTTGATAAGGAACTGTTGCGTGGTTGATGCGTGCACCTTCCAAAACTGGAATGTCCGCTTGATAGTCAGCTGTCGCTCGTGTGCGAATTGAGTTCAAAAGGTCAATGTTTGTTACGTTTTTACCACTCATACCTGAAAGATATGAGGTAATTTTGTTTGCCATGTTATTCTCCTTCCTCCACGATGTTCTCGTGGTCGATGTTCATTTCTACGCCCTCAACTTCACTTTCTGGAGATTGGGCTGGATAGTTCGGTACTTCTTGCGCTGGTGTGTCAGCTGGCATGTGCGCTTCTGGTGTCACTTCTGCGATGGTTTCTGGTTCATCCTTTAGCGCATCTAGTGCGTTATTAGGGTACCAGTTTACAGATTTTGAAAATGGTTTCATGTTGTTTTCCTTTCTTTTAAACAATTTCATTAATAGCTGAGACTACGCTCATGTCTTCTTGAGCTTGTTTCATAATCTCATCTTGACGACCTAAACGACGGTATAGTTCATTATTGGCTGAACGTAATTCACCGTTTTTCTTGTTTAACCCCTCAACGTCTTCATTTAAAACGCTGATAGTCAAATCAACTTCGCCAACAAAGTCTTTAATATCCATTAAATCCGTTGTAAGGCTTTCTATTTCTTCATCATTTCCGACTTTAGAAATGGCGTTGTTTAGAATTTCTAAACATTCCTGAGATGTCATGTTTAACACTCCTTTCATTTTTTAACAAAAGTATACCATACTTGACAAAATAAATCAAGTATGATATAATGATTTTGTAAGGCTTTTCAAAAACTATCTAGTGCCGAGTAGATGGTTACACCTCAAGAGGTGCTATTCGGTGCGAGCCATTCTAACCAACTGGCTTTTTAGTTTCTGAAAAAAGCTTTATATTTAGCGTTTTCCATTTTGGAAGGCGCTTTTTTATTTCCCAAACAATCCAGCAAATGGGTTGACTGGTTGCACTTCCTCAAGGGTTGCTGTGTCTTCCATCATCAAAGCATTAAGGCGGAAAAAGTCGTTTCCATTGTCTCCGCCCTCTACGAACATGATGGCGACGTGTACTGGAATTTCTGTTTTATAGTTTGGTGTTTTCTTGACTGTGATTTCACCTGTCTCTTGGTTCACATCTTCATAAGATACCCCAAAGTTCACTTCTTCAAACTCTGTTTCGCTTGTGAAAATTTTCACGTTTTCAGTCGCCTTTACAATAAAATATGGCTTAGCTTCAGGGTCTTTTTCTGTGTCAGGCGTGTAAAGTTGTAAACCAAAATCTTGCAGTTTCTTAGCGTCTTCTTCAGTCGCTGGAACAAGATACACGGTTTTAGTTGCTTTCTTTTGCTTGTATTTGCCGTCTGACTTGTTGGATGTTGCTGTGATAGTTGCCTGTGCTACTACTGTATCAAAATTTTCATGTTTTGCTTGTTTTTTAGGCATTTTGTTTTTTCTCCGTTGATTTTAAAAATTTTAAAGGTTGGATGATGGTTTTGATATTGTCTAAATCATTTGAGCGATTTTTAGACTTTTCAAAAATATCATAGAGTTCATTAGATGAAATAGAGTAAATTTTATTTTCATCTAAAAATTTACATAAGTTGTAAAAAGCATTGATTGAAATTTTATCAAATTCTTTTGAAACAAATTGATACAATTTCATGATATAATCAAATTCTTCATAGGCATAATTCGCCTTTAAAAAGGATTTTAGAAAAATAGTATTTTTTGGAAGGTTGCTTGACTTTTGGAAATAGTAACCTTTCTTGTTCTTGACCTGTTGAGTTCGTAGCAACTTTTTGCAGAAATCGCAATAAATAGACAAAGTGAAAGAGTCATACAAGGTAGTCGGTTTCTCTGATTTTGAAAGTGGTTTCATAAATTAGAGTACCCCCTTTGATTTGCTTGCTAGCTCGCTTACCCTCAAATGTTGCGCCAATGACAAAGTTATCAAAAGTGATTTTTTCTTTAATCTCTGACGTCATTCCTGCTCCTTTAACGTCGAGGTAGGTAGACCCATCCTCTACTATGAGTTCTTCTATATAGAGCTTTGAGCGTAGATATTTTGCCTTTACAGCTCTACCCTCATGCGCCCACTTACCAAACTCCGACGGGTCAATATCAAGGACAAGACTATCAGAATGAAACAAGTGCAAGCTGTCTGTATCTGCATATAAGAAATTATCATAGTTTTCTTGTGCATTTGAGATAATGAAATGGCGAGCTATTGAGGTTACAAATAGCGCAACTGGCACATAAACTGGCTGTACTTCTTCTTCATCGTCATTCTTAAAGCGTAAAATACCCTTATCGTCTAAATTTGCTATCTTCTTAACAGATATGATTTTAGCACCGAATTTCCCGTAAAGAGAATTGAGCATGATTTTGGCTTTTTGCTTCTCTGCTGGGCTTTGAGCGTTTTCTTTCTTGTAACGGTAAGTAGTTATATAATCATCAAATAACCCTTTTTCCGTTTGAAATTCAAGCGTTTCAATATACATGATTGTACTGTCATAATGTTTCAAAAATAAGTCAAGGTCAAAATTAGTCAAATAAAGGTCAATAACTTCACTTTTTGAGCTTGTCACATAGTCGCTAGTTCTTACCCCGATTCTTAAAGCGTCAAATTTGCGCTTAATCTGGATAGTTGGGAGATAACCCCGTTTTAGGTCAAAATCTGCCTTGATATGATAGATATAATAGCATCCATCTTTTAGCTCTTTTGGCTTTCCCTTGTACCACTTCGGTAAACCAATCGGAAGTGCATTTTGTAGCATTGTAGCTGGGTACATACTATTAATATCATAGATGTCTATCAACTGCTCAAGCGTGCGACCTTGGGTTTTAGGGTTGGCAAATGTCCAGCCCCCGCGGTAAGCTTTACGGCAAAAATCGTCCACCTTTTCATCAAGGATTGGGAAAAAATCCCTGAACTTTCGTTTTGACTTTTTGAAAATCCGTTTAAACTCGGTAAGCGCTTCACTTGCTGAGGTATATTTTGAAAAATTTTCCTCATAATACATAGCATATATACCACGTGCGAGGATAGCGACGTCTATATGGATGTATTCCAACCATTCAGGCTTGACTTCATCTGGTTTAGAGTTTAGCAAAGGTGTTGTGGCTTTTGCAATCGGCATTTTGAAAAGACCAGCCATTGTTGCGATTGAAAAATTCAGAATTTTCAGACTATCTCTAAAAGTCAGCGTAAAATCTGGGAACTCAAGGGTAATCGAATACCATACACCCATATCATTGATGAAATAAGTACATTCTATATCATTATTAAGAAAAAATGATAACAAGAAAGAACCGTCAAATTTGAGGTTGTGAAAGAAAATGATATAATCATCCTCGCCTGTCTCGATGTAAGTCTTATCTAGGTCAAGATAGAGAGTTTTTAGAAAATCTTCTATACTAGTATTAACTTTAAAAGTATCTAGCTTGTCATAGTCAATAACTTTCGCAAAGCATGAAAGCCATACCTCCGTTTCATCTTTGTTCGTGGTAGTCTCAAAGTCTCCAGCATAGTAGCAAGTCACTTTTTAGCCCGTTTCTTTCGTCGGCTCATATCGCTTACAAACTGTTTTGAAAACTTATCCACATTGTCAAGAATTTCATGAGCAAGACTATCCTGAAACTCAAAGGCTGTGTCTTTACCGTCTGTGTCAATAAAGACCATGACATTATCAAATGAAACCTTGTCAGAAGCTCCACCAGTCAGAAACGCTCCAAAGTTATTGGCACTCATTCTACGAATGCGAGAAATCATGGACTTAAAGGCTTTATCTTGTGCCTTATTTCCAGCTTCTCTGGTGTTGTAGTGCATTTCCTCAAGGGCTGAGATATAGCGTTCCTTGGCTTCTCTATCACGCTGTGAGCGATAGTCCTTGACCTCTTTGGCTGAGTGGAAACGGTTCAAGTCAGAGCGCTGAGAGTTGCGAAAGCCTTGGGTCAGCTTCTCAACTGAAAACTTATCCCCATACCACGCTTTAGCTTTTTTTACGTAATCACTTGTATAGACATGGTTTCCGTAAACTCTAGTACGCCCCTTACCTTTAATCTCTTTATAGGCTCTTTCTAATGACTTGTCACTCATTCCTGCAAAATCCCAGCGACCACCTAGAAAAGCTTTTATTTCTGCATTTGATGCGCCTTGACGTTGTAAGGTTCTTTTCTTCCTTGTTAAATAGTCCCGTTGTACCTTCCTTTGTTTAGGAGTTAAAGCCATTTACTAACCCTCCTTTTCTTCGTCTTGCCTTTCTTCTCCATATTCGAGAGCGATAGCAAATGGAATTGAAGCTGTAAAAGCTTTATACTCATAGTGTTGTACCTCAATAGCAAGATAATCTTTAAACTTACTTTTAAGATAGTTTTCAATGTAAGGCAACTGTCTGCGCTGGTTAATTGTGAGAGTTTCAGTTGTAACAGAAACTTGACCATCTTTATTTTTATAAAGATTAAAGGTAACCTGAGTAACATTGAACCTTACTTTGATAGGTGTATCTTTCAAATTATTTTTTCTCCTTTCTTATAAATTTGCTTTTTACATTTAAGAAAATAAACATTATTTATTTTCTTATTTAAGTCTATCACAATTAAAAGAATTTTGCAAGTGATAAACTTGATAAGAAAGTAAAATTTTAATTAAATTCTTTCTGATGATAAAATTTCTGAAAATGTATGTTCTTCATTGTTTACCAACAGTGCTTTTATTTTTAACATTGTTTTTA